ATGCGTTCCAGTATACCCCAGACACAACAGACAGACTAATGACATCAACCACCACATCAATAGAGAGACAACCAGTCTTTAGGTACTATAGTTATTTATAGTCATCTTATTCCCTGTCTATAGTCTCTCTTGTTCTTTGCTTTGTTTGTCATGTTGAGGATGGTCGAAGGTCATCTTTAGTAGTCTATAGTAGTCTTGGCCTTGGGAGCATCATGCCTTCAAGGGAAGTCTGGAGGATGTAGCTCTACCAAGGCCTTCACTAGCCTGTATAGTCTGGCTTGTGGTCTCTGTCGTCGTATATTGGTGGTTCTTTTGTTCTAAAGGGTGACACAAGTATTTCTTTAGTAATTAATTGCCAGATATAGTAAATAATGTGTTGACGAGGGATTCCTATATATGGTAATCCTTTAGTTATACACACGAAGGCACTTGCCTGACTAAATGGGCGACAGGCCGCAAGGTGTGGCAGGGGACTGTAACTCCCTCCACCAGAGCGGATCAGATCGCAACACCAGAGCCAACAACAGGCCGAGGGATTAGTCAGAAAGCAAGTGACCTTCTTAACCAAAGAAGGAACTACAGAATGACAAAAGTATTAAACGACAAGCAAATCATTGAAGCAGTAATATCTGAAGTAAATGAAACATATGGATCATGTGTAATCAGTCAGCACATTATGTCTAGCATGTGTAATGTTGATGATTACGATACAGCAGATCAAATGATTCGTAATTTAGAGAATTCTAGCTATGAGAGTGGTTGCTTTGGTCTATGTTATTGGAACCAAATACAAGACAAACTGACAGACATAAAGTGGCAATTAGCTGTCAATGAGTGCCTTCAAGAAATGGCATATGAATTAGACGACAGCAGTATTCAGATCAAACGTATAGAAGACACTGTAATTAAGTCCCTTGATTGGACTGCAATGTTAATAGCAGGCGAGATGGCTACAGCACTTGAGCACCAAGAACTTATCCGCCGCGTAGACCAAGCCAAGTTGGTAGGAGAAGTAGCATGAGCGATCTAGTGACATTCAGAAAGTTTACAGATGGCGATGTGATAGCCTTGTTTCCTAAGTTGCTTACAGGTCAAGACAACCAAGGCAACCAGTTCATTTTGTCTTATATGCACATCGGACAGCATGGGGGCGCATCAGATGATCTTATTGATGATCTAAGCCCAGCGACAGCTGATGAATACAGCAACCTAAAGGCTGAACTGACTTCAATTGGTTATGAGTTGGAGGTGCAGTCATGAGAGACCTTATCAACCGCATGTTAACACCAGACGCCCTAGCATCATTCGCTCTGTTGTCTGGCATCATCCTAACAGTTTTAGCAGTCATCTACGGATGCGGCAGTTACTGAGCCTACTGGTGCACCCATGCTGTGTCATGGGTCATCCAGTGGACTTAGCCACGACAACACTAACAACTGAAGGAACAAAAGAATGACAACATTAGTAACAATAAACACTTATAGTCTTAACGTATTAAGAGATGACGTAAGTATGTATACCGAGCATTCCACTTATGGCACTGAGACTAAATCAGACATCCAGTATCTTAATGGCTTAACTAGTGCATTATATGAAGCCAGTGTCTGCTTAAGGTCTGATGAAGACACAGTTCAAGTGACTACAAGAACTATCAAGTTTTTACTTGAGGAAACAAAAGCCATGTTTGAACACTCAGTATGGGATATTATGTTTGATGATTTGGAAGGACTTGAGAAGGCCAAAGACCTAACACAAGCAATCCTTCACGCAATGGAAGCACTGGACATCAAGGATGAACCACAAGCAACATTAAAAGAGGTGGCGGCATGAACCAAGGTGATAAAAAGGATTTTACTCGAAAAGGTTTATGTAATTGGACTTGGGCTGTCAGTGGTTTAACTCACGTTATCGGAGATACGTTCACATCATCTAGCGTAGAAGGCCACGGCGCGTATTGGGCTGATGATGATGGGTACTGGCTCTGGTTAGATATGTCAGAGGAAGATGGCACAATCACTGCTAGAATTGAGGACAACAGCGGAGACAATGATCGAGCACTATATGCCGCTTTAGGTTACTGCCAGTATCATAACATCCCCCATATAGGTGTGGGAGATAAACCATGATTACCAACTACACACCTGAGACAACAATCGAAGCCATGCAAGTCGCATTGTTCCGCAGTCTAACCGCCAGATCAATTGACCGAGCACAGGCCGCCGCAACACTAGCACAGTCTATGGCAAGCAACCTGACACAACAGGAACTAGAGCAAGCTAAGGCTGGAGCTATAGACATGGCAGTACGTGAGCAACAAGGGAGAAAAGCAAATGTTTAAGGGAGCAAACTATATAAAAACTAAGGCAGGGCGTATCCATAATTACTTTGGATATGATGCCGCTAAAGTTCTTGAAGTTAAGAGTGATGACGAAATCACAGTCTACTTTTATGACTTTAAGGTTCTAGGTGAAACATCTCCAGTTAAAAGCATCATGGACTTAAAGAAAGAAGACCTTTGGCACTTCTTAGAAGTTTACGAGGTGCATAGTGTGGATGGTGTCGTAGAAATAGAGAAGCCTTGTGAGAACAAGAACGACAACATATTCCTACTTGGGCTTCTTTTAAGTAAATACAAAGAGAAACAGGAAGTTGCAAAAGTTTTAGGTGTATCTAACTCGCAAATTACACACTGGTTAAATGGTGAGAAAATGTCACCTAAAAGAATTAAGCAGTGCAAAGATATAACGAAAGGAATTACACAATGACCTTTCTTGAGTTAGTCCAAATGGATGCAAAGCTAATCTGGGACGGGGAAGCACACCGAGCCCGAAGCATTACTAAAGCCGAGCGATTTGCCTCTTTCTCTGATTATGAGACAAGGGGCATCGGCGACTTCAAGCCTAGCCACATCCACCACTTCTTTGACAGTCTTACGGAGCAGGGGCTGTCTAATAATACCATTAATCACTATGGGGCTATGGTAGTAAAGGTCTTTGGGCATGCAGTGTCTGAGGAGCACATTAGCCATGTACCCAAGTTTAAGTATCGTAAGGTCAAAGGCAACAAAAGACCATTGTACTTTACAAAGTCTCAAATTGATTTAATGTCGTCCTACTTTCGAAACAGTGCTGACTTCAGAGACTTAGAGTTTTACCTGATCATTGGCATTCACACTGGAATGCGTATTGGTGAGATCAGAAGCATAAACGAGCAAACTCTAATAGTCGATGAAACAGGCGGTTACTCAGTTTACTTAGCTGACACCAAGAACGGCGATAGCCGCACAGTGCCCATCAATGACGAAGCCTTGAGAGCCATTAGGAAACTAGGAACTGATGTCTCTAAGAACTGGAACAGCAAGTTGTTTTATCGTGGGTGGAAGCACATGAGACGGGCAGTGCTTAATAATGACAGCCGTTACACGTTTCATACGACCAGACATACCTGTGCAACCACTCTGGCTAATAGTGGCGAATTTAATGACTCACTGGTTGCCCTGTACTTAGGACACCGAGACGTCACAACGACACGTAAATACATAAAGAGCCAACCTGATACTCTAAGGTCTATGGCTGAATTAATGAGGGGAGAGAGAAGCAAAACTATTGCAAGACCACAAGCCAAGCAGACTGACCTGTTTGGAATGGAAATTTAAAAGGGAAGTAAAGTAACAATGAAAAATAATAATAAAACACTCTTTTGGCTAAACATGGTCAAAATAATAACAAAATCAAGCATAATTAATGGCGGACATGGGCGACCAGTGACAAACTGGTGTAACCCTTACACTGCCCCACCTGTTGCAACCAGTAAAGCAGGGGGAGCCAACACATGAGCAACGATAGCACAGAGGCCAACCCTATTTCAGAGGCCTACAATAAGACCATGCACCAAGATGGCAAAACAAAGTGGGAAGACAGGTACAAACAGGCAGATAACGTCACAGAGCAAGCACCAGAATATAATCAGCTAAAGAAAGTTTTAGATAAGGTTGCCGAAGGACTTACAAAAGACATCGAGGAAGCTAGAAGGGGTAAAGGACGCCGCCCAACGTGGTTAAATGACCTTATGCATTTAGACCCACGACAGCTGGCCTTAATCGGTTTACAGACTTGTTATAATGCAGTCTTAAAAGACACGACAATGAATGCAGTCACTCAGGAAATAGGAAGCCTGATTGATCGTGAGTGTCTAGCACTTGAGCTACTTCACAGTGAAGACGAAGAGCAAAATAGAAACAATAAACGTATTGTTGATATGGTCTCTAAAACGCACACGTCTGCACATGTTAGACTGAAGGCACTCAGGAACATAGCGACTAAGAATGGCACCAAATCTGTATACTTCGGTATCTCTGAAACTAAAGCTGACAGAAAGATGCACAAGAAAAGACGCACAGCAAACTCTGCACCAGTCATCTCAGCAATATTTCAGTATTGTAATGTTTTCCAAAAAGACACTCAGTATACCACGCCAAAAAACAGTATCACTCGTTTGTCTTTTACTCAGGAAGCCCAGCGCGAAATTGAGAATAGCAAAGAGTACCTTCAGTGGTCACAGCCGCTACTAAAGCCCATTCCAATGGACACCCCAAACCCGTGGATAGGGTTCCACACAGGAGCCTATAAGGACTGGAGACTAGCAGAGGTTGTCAAGTTGGTTAGAGGGGCTTCAAGCAAGCAGATTGAGGCCATAGAACACAGTTTCAAAGGGGAAACTCCAGATCACTTTAGAGCACTCAATGCACTGCAAGAAACAAGGCTTTGTATCAATGAGGAGATGTTGGAAGTCGTAGAGTGGTGCTGGGAGACACGGCAGTCATTCGGTAAGTTTCCAAAGCGAGACACACCTGAGTTTCCAAGGCTACCCAAAGACCACATGACCATGTGTCAGGAGCTAAAGAAAGCCATCAAAGAAGACCAGCGAGAATGGAGAAATACTGATCGCAGGGTCAAGGGTGCTGAAGCAGTCATGAAGCAAGACCTTCAGATTGCTAATGAACTGGCAGTACATGATTACTTTACGATACCTTGGGCATGTGACTTCAGAGGCCGCTACAACATGGTTCCGTCTTTCAACTACCACAGAGACGACCACATTAAGTCACTCTTTCAGTTTCAAAGAGGACGTGTCGTCGATGGGCAGAACATCAGGTGGCTAAAGATACACATTGCTAACTGTAGTGGCTTTGAGAAGATCGACAAAGCACCTCTTGATGATCGAGTGGCTTGGTTTGACAAGAATGAGGGTGTGCTGTTGGACATGGCTAAAGACTACAAGAACAATCTGGGTCAATGGTCAGGTGCAGACAAACCTTTTCAGATGTTAGCCGCAATCTTTGAATATGCACGTTATCTTGAGGAAGGTGACGACTTTGTTGGCTTCATTCCTATCTCACTTGATGGTACTAACAGTGGCGTTCAGCACTACAGTCTTTTGACGCGTAGTGAGGAAGGGGCTTTGGTAAACTTAGTTCCACAAGATACAATGGCAGACCTTTATCAAACTGTTGCCGACAAGGTCACACAGAGACTTGAGGTTGATTTAGATGATCCCAGTGCCTTTGGTAAAAATGAGATTACCAAGGCAGAGCTGGCGCGTATCTGGCTAGACTATGGTATAAATCGCCAAAATCAGAAAAGAGCATGCATGACCTACCCATATTCTTCAGTTGTCGCTGGTATGGCTGGCCAATACATGGAAGACGTGATGAAGCCTTTGCAACGATCTGTGTCTTATGGTGAGCTGAAGGAACACCCGATTGCTAGGACTAATAAAGAGCGAAAGGTTGCGTCACGTTACCTTGCTGGTCACAGCTACGACAGCATCGTGGAGACCTTGCCAAAAGCCGCTGAAGCAATGAAGTGGATACAGTCGTGCACCAATGTTCTCAGCAAGCAAAACAAGCTGGTTAATTGGACATCGCCTAGTGGCTTTAGGGTCTTCCACAACTACTTAAAGAGGGACAGGGTGGAGACTAAGATATTCCTGTTTGATACAGCAGTAGGCGAGAGAACTAGGTCTAAGGTCTCCTTATCGCTAGATACTGGTAAGGTGGATGTCAGGAAGAACACAGCATCTGTAGCCGCTAATATGATTCACAGTTTCGATGCGGCTGGCATGGCTAAAACCATAATTCTACTGCTAGACTCTGGAGCTACTGAGGACTTCTTTATGATTCATGATTCATTTGCAATCTCAGGAGATGTGGACGACCTCTACCATGGGGTACGTGAAGCCCACATTGAGATGTATGAGGCCGAAAACCTGTTGCTAAAGTGGCAAGAGGAACTGAGGCAACAGCTGGATCATCCGTTTGACTTTGAGAGGTCTGAAGTAGACCCAATTCCACAAATGGGAAACCTAGACTTACATGGGATAAGGGACAGCCAGTTTTGCTTTAGCTAATACTTTTGTCACCCTTAAGAAGCCCCTAGACCCTATCCCTCCTCCTAAGGACTCTAGGGACTTCTTCTCCCAAACATAAAAGGCCATCTCTAGTCATCTAGGGGTGGCCTTTTTCTATAGAAAGACAAAAGAATGGCTAAGAAACAAAAGATAAACTTCCAGACTCCTACAGGAGTGGCTAAGTACCCCCACCTCTTGAAACCTGACACAGCCTTCGATAGCGAAGGTAAATATAAGTCAGAACTATTGTTGTCTCAGGAAGACGCAAAGCCCTTGATTAAGATCATTGAGGATGCGGCTAAAGAAGAACATGGGAAGGCTCATTACAGAGTACCCTATATGACTGACGAAGAAACTGGGGAAGTGGCTTTCAAGCTACAGTCAAAGTATATGCCTGAGTTTTACGACACAGCTGGTCAAAAAGTACCAACCAATGCTTTACCACAGATCGGCGGTGGTAGTCGTCTAAGACTCAAAGGCTTCCTAAATGTCTACAAAGTCAGTGGTCAGGCTGGGGTGTCTATCACACTACAGGCTGTCCAGATTGTCGAAGCCATCCAAGGTATGAATGGAACAGGCTTTGGAGCAATAGAGGAAGGTGGGTTCACTGTGGACACGTCAGCAATCGATGGTAGTTTTGGTACCCCACAGGATGCAGACAACTTTGACTTTTAAGCAAAGATACCGAGGTATCAAGGAAGGCTACAGGTCAGGTCTTGAGGTAACAATAGCAGAAGAACTAAGGCGGCTAAATATTCCGTTTAGTTACGAGACAGAACGTCTATCGTTTCTGATACCCCAGAGATCAGCCAAGTACACACCCGACTTCATTCTCCCGAAGGTCGGTGGTGTCTGGTATTTGGAGACCAAGGGGCGTTGGGTTACAGCGGATCGACAGAAGCATGTGTTGATCAAGAAGCAGTTACCACAGCTCGACCTACGTTTTCTTTTCCAGAATGCAAACGCGAAACTGTATAAGGGGTCTAAGACTTCTTATGCTGACTTTTGCACAAAGAATGGGTTCGCATGGGCACACAAGCGGATACCAGATGAGTGGATTGAAGAGTGTCATTTAGGCATGAAGCAAGCCAAATAAAGAGAGCAGAGGGCGGTCTTAGGATCGCCCTTTTTTATTTTAAGGGAAGCAACAAATGAATGAACAAGAAGAGAGCACCTTTGTGTCTCACGAACAATGCGATGCCTGTGGGTCATCGGATGCAAACAGCCTCTACAGCGATGGACATATGTTCTGCTTTAGTTGTCTAAAACACACCCCAGCTGAAGGTGAAATAGTACCTGTCGAAAAGACAAATGCAGCCAACTCTTTTTTGAACGGTGACTTCATGGAATTAAGGTCACGAAAGTTGACTGAAGCTACATGCCGTAAGTTTGGATACTTTGTAACAAAAGACAGCAAAGGTGAACCAATACAGGTGGCGAACTTCAAGGATGCTAAAGGTAAAACTGAAGGTCAGAAGATACGCACTAGAGACAAGCAGTTTCCTACACTTGGTAAGATTACTGGTCTGTTTGGAATGCACCTGTGGTCAGCTGGTAAGAAGCTAGTCATTACAGAAGGCGAGATAGACGCCATGAGCGTCAGCCAAGTGCAACAGCATAAATTCGCTACAATATCTGTGAGGAATGGCAGTGCTGGGGCTAAGAAAAACCTGTTGGAAAACATTGATTACCTCAACAACTTTAAAGAGATAATCTTGATGTTTGATCAGGATGAAGCTGGACGTAAGGCCGCCATTGAGTGCGCTGAAGTCTTGCCTATCGGTAAAGTTAAGATTGCTGTCTTACCACACAAGGATGCCAATGAATGCCTTGTCAAAGGTGAGGCTGGTGCAATCATTAATGCTATACATCAGGCGGCTGATTATAGGCCAGATGGTATAGTCCAGATGTCTGACATGAGAGAGACTGTAGCAACTCCAGACGCTGAAAGTCCAATGAAGTACCCATATCCAAGAGTAAACAATATGCTCAAAGGAATACGACAAGGCATTGTGACTATCGTGGCTGGTAGTGGCACAGGTAAGTCTACATTAATTCGTGAGATTGCATACAACCTACACATGACAGGAACACGGGTTGGCATGTTGATGCTAGAAGAAAGCACCAAGCGTACAGCCCAAGGTCTCGTAGGTCTCCACATCAATAGAAACATTGTGATTGATGAGGATGCGGCAACACCAGAGGAGATCAAGACAGGCTTTGACGACTTACTATCCCATGGTCAGATTTATCTCTTTGATCACTTTGGGTCATTTGACATAGACACCATTTGTAATCGTATCAGGTACATGAAACATGGACTTGGATGTGATGTCGTCTTTTTAGATCACATTAGTATTCTCGTTAGCTCGTATGCTGGTGCATCAGACAACGAGAGAGTGCTCATAGATCACATTATGCACACTCTGACAGTCCTGTGTACTGAGTTGGACTTAGCATTAATCCTTGTGTCACACTTAAAGAGGCCAAACTCCGAAAGAGGTCACGAAGGTGGCGACAGAGCACAGCTGTCACAGTTGAGAGGTAGCCACAGTTTAGCACAGCTGGCGACTGCTTGTATTGCTATGAATGTGGACAGCGAAGACCCAACATCAGGCAAGCGAGAACTTGTCGTATTAAAGAATAGGCATACAGGATTTGTAGGCCAAGCGGATGAACTTCAGTACAACCGCGAAACAGGCAGACTTACTGCCACTGATAGTAACTTCGGTTTCTAAAAACTCCCAAACCAAAACATTAGTAAAGCAAAGGAACACGTATGCGTGGTTTATCAAGCACGTCCAGAGAGGCGTATGCAAACACAGATTTAACAAAGAATACTAGGATGGTCTTTGATGTCATCCAAGCGGCTGGAGACAAAGGTTGCATCAGTGCACAAGTACAACTTGCACTCAAGCACATGCCGTATGGCTCAATCACCAACCACTTTAAATGGCTAAAAGACGCTGGGCTTATCGAAGTCATAGGGAAGCGCAAAAGTCCATACGGGCGAAACCAACAGATATTCAAAGCAACAAGACAACTAAATGCACAAGGGGAGCTATTCATATGAAAACTACAGGCATCCATGAATACACAATGAACCAATATCAAGCAGATGCGGCTAAAACCATGATTTACAAATGGAAGGTCATCTACCCAGCACTGGGTCTAGCTAACGAAG